CTCGAACCTGCTCCTCCCCAAGTTCGCTTATCACCCTATTCGACACTTTGAGGCCCCTGTGGTAACACAGGGTCCCCAGTGCCAAACATAGGAAGAGGGCGGACTGGACTGGGAAGGTAGTGGCATTACCCATGGTCGAGTATTTTCGAAGGTAGTAATACCTAGGAGAGACTCGACATATGCCTTGTTTGATCCACGTGGTCCTACTTGATTGTAGGGCTCGAAGGAGCGATGGAGAGCGCCTGAACAGACGCTCGACATGCCAACAAGACACACGATCAGAAGCACTCGACAAGTCAATTGTCGCGTGCGACTGTTCACGGGAGGCTTTAAGTGCAAGCGCACCATTTTTATCTTGTCGACGAAAGTCGACGAAAGAAGAAAAAGATGACGTCTTGAACTTATCGTAGAAGAAGTGTCGGAGTATTTGCTGACACCACTGATTGCTAACCGGTTCAGAGGCAATAAGCCTCGGTTTCGATAGCGTCTTTGGTACAGCGCATAACTTCGACGGATATTCTTTATGGAATATCCAATAGTCTTCCACGCGAACGTGATCGACCACATGCTGATAGCTGGAAACAGCAATATCAGCATAAGGAAACACACGTTCAAGCCTATCAGGCCAATTTTTGAAATCGTAGCGATACGATCCAAAATCTTGATCTGATACTGCTCCAGGTCCATGACGAGGCCTCCACTCTAATGGGTCAAAGACCCCCAACTGGGATGTAAGTAGGTCAGCAACTTGCTGAACACATTTTAACAGCCCAGATGGTACAGTGGAGTCATTGTCAGTTGGTAAGAGTTCCAACTGATCCGGTGAATTAGCAGCAAGGTTATGATCCTCAAATGATAGATCATTCTTGTCACTGGCATCATCGAAGTCATGATCGGAATCCCAATTTAGGGTCCCTTTCTTGACCAATAAGTCGGTATGGAAGAAGTCAATAACTGCATTCGCAGTATCCTTGACATTTGAAGTCATCCGTAGTTTTCGCACAACTCCTAGGAGTTGGCGGATCCAACGGACGGCCTCAACATCCATATCGCTCCTCAGAGCACCAGTACTATCGAAAACACGCAGGACTAAGCCCCGAAAAAGTCGTGGGACTGTCCCCTGCTTCAACCCTACTCCAAAGTGGATAAGGTGAGATGCAGTTAGGCGTCGCTCATCTAAGCATTTATCAAAATGCTTACGATAAGCCGGCATCGTATCAAGTGCGAACCTGATACCATGACGTTCGATAGCTGAGTTCAACCGCTCAAAATCACGGTTAAACTCTTTGGTGAGTTCCGGGTACTGTGACGCGCAATCGACTAACTGCGCGTGCAACGTGCCTAGGATAAACTCTGCGTAGCTGTTCTGATCCTTCATAAGGCTTTTTCCTTAGTTGGGATCTCTACGGCTTAGCAGACAATCACCCCGCTGGTATAAGAATCTTACGATTCCCACACAAGCAGCTTTGCCGCAATACCACCAGCCTTAACCATGTAAAAAGACATGGCTTCGGAGACATCAATGATGTCACTGGCGACCCCGTTCGGATCATTCCTGATCGTGAACGTGATCTCGGATTGCGACCCAGCAGTAGCGCCATTCGGTTTCAAAGTGCGAGTCATCGTCAAACTATGACGATCAAACGCCTGCGATCCCGTCTTGACGTTATCCCGCGAGTGTCGGACTTTAACCCGATAAGTCACGGTGGTGTCGTCCAAAAAGTATTCGGACGAGTAACCATCCTGGTTGATGAGAGGAAGCACCTTAGCGGTGCCGCCAGAACCATCAAGCGTAAGGGTAAAAGTTGTACCAAGCATAAGAGTCTGTCCTTGTCAAAGGGCGTTGGTTAACGGCGTTTTATACGCTGTACAGCCAACGCACCCAAGACTGACAGCCGTGACATGTCCAAGTAGGGCATGTTAAAGCCTGGTGTGACTGAACCACTAACAGTTCTCTGTTTAGTGGTGCAGGTGTCGAACCCCTCAAAGGTTACATTGCAATCATGCAATAGAACCTGTTTAGTGTTAACAGGAACGGCATACCGGCTAGACTCACTCATGAAGCACGCTTCAGAATGAGTAGCAGGTACAGTGTTGGAGAATGCCAAGGCATACTTACCAACATTCGTAAACCATCCTAGTAACCATGTCCATGGAATAACATTCCATACGCCCTTAGTAATACCCTCTGGGGTAAGACCAAGGACGAGGTTACGAACGAATTTATTACGAGCCAGATCCTGATGATCCCACGGTGGTGGAGTCAAGGGCTTCCAATGTATGGTAGCCCACGATTTCTTCTTAACGAAGACATCGTAGTGCAACTCGAGGTAGGAGGAGCTATACGCGCCATCTGCCACGGTTGACTTGGCCTCATTCAACGTAGTATCGCTAAACTTGAGACGCCGACGGAGCCCTTTGCGGCTATAAAGCTTATCCAACTCTTGATTCCTCTTAAGGATATAGAGCTGTAAGTCTAATAGCTGCCTGAGGTCTTCGATGAGAGGTAGCCATCCGAACTTAACACCAAGAAAACCATCAGCAAAATCTTTGCTGTTGAGAGACTTGGCGTTATACTTTCGAAGAAGCTTCCCCGCCTCGAAGAGATCTCGAGGGATATCAATCAGATCCTGTAGCAATTCAGGTGGATTCAGGACAGGCCGGGACGGATTCGTCCCTGCTATAACGTCGAGATACCATCCGTTTGGCGGAGGCAGAGGCGTGTTATCTAAACTCGTCACTGCCAACACAGGGTACTTATGATATGAAACTCCATGCTTGACTACCGCATAGTTAGCTTCACTGTGGTAAACACCATTCAAATACATTATCGCCTCAGAATACTGAGTTGATAAGAATGGCGAGTCTACAACAGGACGACCGACACTATCATTACAGGTATCAAACGCAGACCGCGTCTGACTCCATGTATTTGAAATGCCGAGAAGCTCGTAAGCAACAACAGCTGTACCAGTTGTTGGGTGCGAACGAGATCTGAAGCGTCCAGTGCGGGCCAAGATAGAGTACCTCCATACACACCAGAAGGGCCTATTATAGGAAGCCGGTTGAGCTCGGAGCACTCCACTATGGAGT